ATCAGTTAATTGAATTTGTTCCTTAATATTTTCATTTCTATTTTCGGAATGTTTAAGAAACATAGTTCTCATCGCTATTTTAATTTCAGTATCCGGTTGTTGAGAAATTATATATTTTTCATTTGATAATTTATAGACACCTGCACGTATTCCATTTTGTATAATTTGCTGGTTTTGAACGGAAAAATATGCTTTAGACATTGGAGTATCTATCCATGTACCAGTTAATGCATCTTGAAAAGAAGATGTATATACTTTAGGCGTATCGTATAAACTTAAATGATTGGGTCGATTCAAAATATCAACTCGTCCATTTGCTTTCATATATTTGCCAGATAAAAATATATATAAATATAAATGAATACTTTTCAAAATTATGTTTTTGCAACTACAATGTTTTGTTTGTTAGTTGCTTTAACTATCACTGCTATTGTTTTAAAAACAAGTAAATCAGGTACTTATCCCCCAGCTGTAGATAATTGTCCCGATTATTGGTATAATTCATATTATGACATAGACAGTACAACACAATCTGTAGGCGGGTGCAAATCAACTGAATTTGGATGTTGTTTAGATGATGTAACTGCAAAAAAGGATAAAAATGGTAGCAATTGTTCAATGTGCTCAGCGTCACAATTTGGATGTTGCCCAGATAATAGAACATCTAAAACAGACGAGTCAGGATCAACTTGTCCTGCATCTAAATGTTATAATGTGCAAAAATTAGGTACTATATCTGATACATGTGGGTCTGAAATGGATTTTAGTAATTATTCTACTTGTCAAAAACAAACATGGGCTAAAGGTTGCAATGTTACATGGGATGGTATTACTAACGTATCCAATGCATGTTAAACAAAATAAATTTGTAAATAAATTTGAAATAAAAAAAATAAATTATATATTATTATTCAATGCCTAAAAAATCGTATACTGATATTCTGAAAGAGTTGAAAACTCCTCCTCCAAAAGTAGATACCCCAAATCCTCATTTAGTGAAAATAATAAAAGATAAAATTGTAAAAATATAAATATATATACGTTATATATGCAAGAATTATTGATTGAATATGTAGGAACTGTTTTTTTTCTATACGTTATTATAGCTACTGGTAGTCCTCTAGCTATAGGTGCAGCGTTAGCGTTTGCTGCTTACCTAGCTGGACCTATTTCGGGTGGAAATTTCAACCCTGCAGTTACTGTCCTAATGACTCTTGCTGGAAAACAAAAACCAACTCTACTTATTCCATACATGGTAGTGCAATTTCTTGCAGCACTTACCGTATTTGAATTACATAAACGAATAAGATAATAAATACATAGTATGAGTAATACTATGTTGCTCCTATCTATTGATATTGGAATTACTCATTTAGCCCATTGTCTTGTATCTGTAACGGATACATTTCAAATTATAGATTGGGAAGTTTTAGATTTATTAGGCCCACAGCCTACCTGTACACATTTTCATAAAAAACAATGCAAACAACCTGCTTTGTTTTTTAGGGATACTTCTTTTTTTTGTAAGAAACATGCTTTACCCGTTCCTACCTTATCTGGTTTAACCAAACCTCAATTAGCAGAGTTGTGTAAAGTACACGGTATTACAGAGTGTGAAACAAAAGAACATATGGTAGAACAATTGCAAAGTAAAAAATTAACTGAAGTAAAACGGAAATCAGCCAAAACGTGTTCTGCTATTGATTTAGGAAAAGAATTAGTGAAACAATATGAACGGTTTGCCAAAGTGGATATTGTTGTTATTGAAAATCAAATTGGACCGTTAGCCAACCGAATGAAAATGTTGCAAGGGATGGTCATGCAATATTGGATTATGAAAAAAGCCGATGTAGTGTGTGTATCTTCTGTCAATAAATTAAAATTGTTTCATACAGGACCAACTACCTATGCTCAACGTAAAAAAATAAGTGTAGATTGTGTTCGAAAATTAATTGCAGCTAACAGATGGGATACAGTGTTTGAAAAACACAAAAAAAAAGATGATTTGGCAGATACATTATTACAAGCAATTTGGTATTTAAACAATATAAATGCGGATTACTTAAAATTAATTGTTCTTATATAAACATAATGGAAACAATTCAACTTGGACCCAAATTAGATGGTTTAGAGGAAATCAAACTTAATTTTGACCCGATTGATTTAGGACCTGGACCATCTACACCAACTTTGCCTGGAGTAGAATTGTTGATGAACAATAAGAAGAAAGAAAACAAAGAACCCGGCGAAATTCAATTAACTGATTTAGATAAATTAGAAAACGAACTAAATTCACTTTCACAAGTAAACACTCCAAAAGTAGAATTCAAATCTGTGGATGCTCCTATGGATTTTCCAAGAACAGATTCATCCAACGATCTACCCAGACCAAGTGTGCAGTTTGATGAACGACCTATTAAAGTAGACAAATCATGGGATGGCTTTAAATCTATCAACACCATAGACCCCGATAAAATCGCAGTTAAGGAAAATTCTGCAGAAGTGTTACGAGAAAAGTTCAAGATATTAAGAAAATTAGAAGATATTGAATCCAAAGGTGGTCGGCTTACCCGTAAATACACCATGGATTCTTCTTTAGAGGAAATGAAAGGTGAATATGAAAATATTATTTCTGAAAAAGAAAAATCGAACAGTGTAAAGTTTCAAGGTAAAATGTTAATGGCAGCCATTACCGGGTTGGAATTTTTAAATTCAAAATTCGACCCTTTTGATGTGAAGTTGGACGGATGGGCAGAACAAGTCAACGAAAACATTTCAGACTATGATGAGATTTTTGCTGAACTACATGAAAAATACAGGTCGAAGGCAAAGATGGCTCCTGAGCTAAAATTACTCTTTCAATTAGGTGGTGGTGCCATGATGCTTCATATGACCAACACCATGTTCAAATCATCTCTTCCCGGTATGGACGATATCATGCGTCAAAATCCAGAATTGATGCAAAAGTTCACACAGGCTGCAGTGAATTCCATGGGGAACACCAATCCAGGATTTACAGGATTCATGAACAACGTAATGCCCAACATGCAAAGTTCACCGCCTTCCTATATGAATCGCGAGAGAGCTCAACCACAATCGGACAAACGTCCTGACATGCGAGGACCAACCGATATCAATGATATTTTAAGTGGCTTGAAACCTAAACAATCAGAAGATGCAACGAGCACCGTCAGTTTAAGTGAATTGAAAGATATGAAGGATGGATTGATTAAACCTCGTCGTAAAAAGTCTGACAAACATACCGTTAATTTAGACATTTAATTCACCATATTCGTATATAATATTTTATTCAATATTATATATGAAAACAAAAGTAAATAAAAAAGTAAATAAGAAAGTAAATAAAAAAACAAGAAAAGGAGGAATAGGAACAACTGATCCACGAAAATCATGTGCTGATAATAAAAAAGATTGGAACAACGTATGGAAATCTAGACGTGGATATGAAATTTATAATCCAGAAATGTTGTATCCTGGGCGTTTTAATTTGACAGGAGTTCCTACAGAAAATGGTTTATTAGGTGATGCTAAAGATTACAATTCAAAAGGTGTTGGTAATAACAGGAGATACTGTGATGACCCCCCTAACAAATCTTGTTTTGATAATAAACGGGATTGGGGTTTATTTTGGGCAGATAAACCTGGTCATGAAATATACAACCCGTATACATTGTATTATAGTAATCCATACCATGCCCCTGTTGAAAATGGTTTGAAGAAGGATGACATGGAAACCCCAACATCCTGTTATGAAGATTTGGATTATATGAAATACGTGAAGTCAGATGATTATAAACGTAAGAAAGAAGAAGAAGTAAGAAATGCTACTTCTAGACCTGCACCATATGATACAACCAAGACATTACGTGATTTACAACATATGAAAGAAGACACCAAACATGTTACTCGAGATAAACAAAAAGATTATCTACAGCGTTTACACTATGAAACTGAAAGAAGTGATACTGAAAAATTCTTAAAACCCAAATCTTTATATAGTGTAAAACAAACTGAAAAAATTTTGACGAACCCAGAAGATGATGAAGAAGACAAAGAAAGAATGCCCTCTTTACATGAATATACATCAGGTGTTAGAGATGGAAATATGCCAATGGTGTTACCAAGAGAACATGTGGCCGTTGTACCTAAAACCACCTATAGAACACGCAACCCATTAGTAGAATCACCTGAAGAAGAACAAGAAGCACTATTGCAAGAAGAAGAAGAAAGACAAATCCAAGAGAAAAAACGACTTGAACGCGAAGAAAGAATACAAACTGGAATTCAAGAAGTGCAGAAAGAAGAACTAACCCAACAACAAAAAAGAGAGTTAGAACAATATGAATCTACTCTGGAAGAAGAAGTTTCCATGATTGTTTCCCACAACACCCGTATTCAATGTTTACTCGATGCCGTTCAACAAAATGCAAGCAACGATAAAATAAGATTTAAGAATTGTGCTATAATGAAATTAACCATCACACCCAAATCTCTTTACCTTTCCATGGTGTACGAAGGAAGTTTGTCAGAAAAAGAAACTAAAAAAATAAGTTCCGAAAGACCTTATTATATGAAAAAAGTACCTACTGTAAGACTCCCTGGACAAATTTTATATCCTAACTTCACGTACCGTTTAGATACGTATAAATTTAACCAATACCTAAAACTTTCAGATAATATCGATAAAAAATTTACATTTTTTATTGTACGACATGGTCAAGCCATGCACAACGACAAATCTAATGTATGGGCAGGTAAATTACACACAGTAGCAGATACATCTCTTACTGAGGAGGGTAAAACACAAGCAAAAGATGCAGGTAACGCATTTTATGAATATTTAAAGGAAAATAAACAAAAACCACCCACCCACTTTTTTGTATCAGATTTACGGAGAACCCATGAAACGTTGTTCGGTATAGTAAATTCAGCTAGAGAACGGTCGACCCATTCAGACTATTTACCTTTTAGTCGAAAACCTATTGTATTGCCGTGTGCAAGTGAGCTATCTGTCAAAGGTGTAAGAGGAAATTGCGACCAAGCTACAGGGGATACAGCACTATATAAAAAATTATCGGCAGAAAATTATTCAAATTGCAAGGTAAATTCGGATGGGTCGCTTGATGCTAATTGTAATAAAGAGGTAGATTGGACCACTATGTATTTATCCTTTTACGGTGGTAAAGTACGCGGACAAGATGATACTATAATCGGAAGAGCAAAACAGTTTGCATATCCTGTAGATAAATCATCTTGCAGAAATACAACGATGATTGCGTTAGCCATTTATTATTTAACCGACCCCAATTTTAACAAAACCCCAGAAAAGATGTTGGATGAACAATTACAATATTCTCTTGAACATCGAGGCGGTCGCCGTACACGTAAATTTAAAATGAAAAGATAATATATGAAAACTAGAAAAAATAAAAATAAAGGCGGTGCATTCTTTTTCGATAACAAAAAGAAAACATGCGATAACAACAAAAAAGATTGGAGAAGAACATGGGAAAAATTTAGAGACGAACAAAACAACCGGCCGTACGCCTTGTACAATTCTTCCTATTTGTATCCTGGTGTAACGAATTTGAGAGGTGCAGTACCGACCAAAGGTAATTTGTTGAACGAACAGGGTCAACCACGAGTTTGTCCTGAATCTCCAATAAAATCGTGCGAAGATAATAAATACGATTGGCAAATGTATTGGTCGTCCAACCCAGAATACAGAGGGTTCATTCCAACCCATTTATACCCCTCCGACTCCAACTTACGACCTATTCCAAATGGTTTAAAAACACCAGATGGAAAACCTTGCCTTAAAGCAGAATTTACTCAATATGTTAATTCCCAGGCCTACGACAAAGCGAACAAAGAATATAGAAATCAACCAGAACAACTTAAAGAACAAATAGAAGAACAATGGCAAAAAGTGGATTTAACCAGAGATACAACTCCCAAACAAATGCCTGAATTATACCACAAACAATCTCAAACAAGTATTACGAAAGAAGCTGCCGTTCGTAAAGATTTAAAAAAAATGGAGCAAAGAACAGAACAACAAAAAGTACAACAACAACAAATGGATGTCAAAAGAGTAAAATTATTACAGACACAATTGAGAAAAGTTGAAAACAACCAATTATTGATTAAAGTACTACTTGGTTCATTGGAAAAAAGGAAAAAAACAAATAACGATACATTGTTCGACCAACTCATAAATGAGTATCATGCACAGAGTATAGAAGAACTTAGCGAACAACTTGATATATCAAGAATAAAAGAAATCATCGGCTCGAAAAAGTATCAACAATTACTTTCCTATTTATTTGATTCCAACGATTTAGGAAATCTTACCTTGGCAGAAGTGGAACAGCTTATTAGCACATCCGAATTTAATCGTATCATGTTGCAACCAGCTGTACAACAATACGAAAAAAAAATAAGTCAACAAAAAGAACAAATCCGTACGACTCGTAAAAACTTTGCATTACCAGGTATATCTGATTTGGATGAAGAACCTGAACAAGAGTATGAGGAAATTGTATCGATCATTGTTTCCCACAACACACGCATCCAATGTTTACTGGATGGTATCCAACAAAATCAAAGTGAAGACAAAGTACGTTTCATGAATTGTGCCATTTTAAAATTAGAATTGACACCTGAAAAAGTGAAACTTTCTATGGTATATCAAGGTGAATTATCAGAAAAAGAATATGGTAAAATTGATGCAGAACGACCCTATTACGTGCAAGAAGTATCCACTAAACCTGGGCATATTCAATATCCTACAGTGGTCTATAGATATGATACGATACAACCTATCATGAACCTTCCTGACATTATAAAAAAATATACGTTTTATATTATTCGGCACGGTAACGCCGAACACAATGCAAAAAATAGTTTAGGGGTATCTAGCACGTTAGGGTTAAAATTAGATACATCAATTACCGAATTAGGTAGACAACAGGCATCAAACGCGGGTCGTTATTTGTTCCAATATTTATCTGATTTACAAATGCCTAACCATTTTTTTGTTTCTGATTTAGTTCGAACCCATCAAACCTTAGATGGTATACTCAATGAACTTGGTATATTTAAAACGGTTCCTGATACTCTTGTAACACCTATGAAACAACTTTGGTCGAAACCAGTTGTATTGCCCTGTGCGAATGAATTGCCTATCAAAGGAACTTTGGGCCAATGCGATAAAGCTACGGCAGATGCACCTGGTAGACAAAAAATGGCACGTGAAAATGATACAAAATGTGTCCTTCGACCCGATAAAACTCTTTCTTCTGATTGCAGTCCAAATGTAGATTGGACCACTTTATATTTTCCATTTTATCAATATCTATCTCAACGCGTTCAAGAAGATACTGCATCCAACCGAAAAAATGTCAACTCATGTCAAGATAGCAACATGATTGCTATGGCTCTTTTATATTTAATGGATAAAAATATAGAAAAAATGTCAAACGACGATAAAATCGATTTAATCAACGCTTATATTTTAGCCAATAAAAATGGACCAGAAAAAAGAGTGGATGATTCATCGGAAGTGTCTTATCTACATCCATACAATGGAGGTCAATTAAAATTGAAACGAAACAGAATATATAGAACCAGAAAAAGAAACAGAAAATAAGTATGTCTACTTACTCACTTGAAATGTTCACCAACGATGAAAGGCTGAAGATTCTTATGATTCGGCAAGTTATCTACAACGTCAATCTTCAGTGTTCACCTCGACCATCTCGACCCATTCCGCATTTTACAGACAAGACACGCGTACTACTTGCTCAACTCCGCGAGAAAAAACCAGAAGGGAACTCAATCATTTCATATTTTTAATCTATAGTTAAAATATGAAATCTAGGCGTAACGTTCAAAACAGAAAATCAAGAAACAATAGAAAATCAAGACAAAACAGAAAATACAGAGGTGGGTTATTTGGATTTACAAACTCAAATAAAACATATAAAGATAATTTAGACAACTGGAATAACTATTGGAAAACTAAACCTGGTTATAAAAATTGGAATCCAGATATTGACTACCCAGGTATGACTAATTTTGGACTAAAACAACCAGTATCATTAAACGGACGCCATTTAAAAGATGACCCTCGAGACCGTTAATCTATTCACTCCATGAATCGTAATTAAAAGGGGACACGTTCAAATTTCCAAGTTTAGATTTCCAATATTCTACACGTTTGTCTACTACTCCTGGAGGTAAGATTGTTTTAGGCATGGGACCGTTTAATTTTGGTTTTTTTCCGAAACAATTCACACCTAATTTTTGCATCAAATTGTGGTTGTATCCGCCGTTTACACCTGGACGTCCACACTGTTCTTTGTGTCCCAATTCTTGGTACGATTTCCAGCTTTTATATTGAGTAGGATAAAGTACCATACGATCATCGGACCATCCATAATCACACCATTCTGCTCCTTTTTCGTAAGCATCCATCACTTGTTTAATATTGGCAATTTGGCCGTTGTACGCTTTGCACACCGCTTTAGCGTTCATATAATCAAACCTACCCTGCACGTGGTAGGTTTGTTTTCTAGTTGTGTCTAACAAATTATCGGGGGTTGACGGAATCTCTGGAGTATCGGGAATATCAGGTTGAACAATGGAAATATCTACTTCAGGTTTGGTGAATAAATGTTGTATGGTTGCTGTTAAATTGATACCAAAAAAATATTCACTACCAATAACTCCAACAACCATGACTACAAATAAAAATAACAAAATTTCAATGGAAGAATAGGAATTATTTAAAAAAATGAGTATAAGCATCAAAATAACTACTGGAATAATTATAATAAACGGATTCATATATTTACCTTATTTTTTATTTATACAATATTTGAAAATAGTACAATACATAACAAAAATCCTGCTAAAATGCCAAGAGTATTTATATTGAACATATCAGGCATTTCAATTACATATAAAAAAAAGAAAATAAGTATTACACCCATTGCATAAATAGATTCTACATTCGCCATTATAATAGCACTACATATTTCTCCTTAACTCTTTCTAAATAACAAACAATAGGCGTTGGAGGTAATCACTTTAGGATCAGGAACAGGTGTTTTGCTTCCATCGTCAAACTCTACCCATGTATTTTTTCGAACTACAGTAGAGTAATGACCGCCATGTACACTTCCATAATGGTTGCAGACACATATCAATTGATAGGAAACAGTACCTAGTGTAATGGTAAACGGAACATCTACCATTTGATTATTTTTATGGTTGAAATTATCAAATCGTTTAAACACTACAAACAATAATTTGGGTAATTTCCAAAATTGCATTTTTTTGGTAGCAGGAATATACGTATTGGTTTTATCATCTTTCCATTCAATTGTTTCAGGTTGACCGTACAACTGAATACAATCATAGATCGAAACCTTGGGTGCAGAAGGAATAGGTACGTCTAAAATAAAAAAAGATTCTGGGGTAATACTTTCAACTTTGGTTGTTTCTATGATAGACACTGTAATCCCATAAAAATAATCAATAATAAATGAAAAATCTTTACTGTAATTACGAATCATCATTTCTATACACTTTTTATCGATAGGTGTCATTTTTGTTGGAATAGGAATTTGCACATTTTGTTTCATAGATTCATGAAATTCGTTCAACATAAAACGTAAAAATTCAGATAAATCATACTGTGCATACGATGTAAATAAATCCATTTTCTTTTCATGACATACGTGATGCACTACCTTAACAAATCTAGTTGGTGTAATACTTTGATGATCTTCTAACATCAATAGACGAAGATCATTGTATTCTTTAAGTAAAATGGATGTAGGCGTATGTTGGTTTAGAAACATGTTTAATTCATGAATGTGAAGTAAACATTGCAACGTTGCATTTAAATAACATGTATTACCAATATTGGTTAATCCGGTCATAACATGTAGGATTAGATAGGTTTAAATAATTTCAAATAAAAATATATGTTTATTGTATGGACGATTCACATCCGCGTACTGGAAAACGTTGTGAAAATGAATATAGGTTTAAAAATTCAACTAATTTATGTCATCGAAGAGAACAAGGTTCTCCAATAGCGTCGCATAATTCACGATCGTATGCTCGTACAGGAAAACGATGTAAACCAACTTATCGACAAAATAAAAGTAAAAAATTGTGTGTCTCTAAATTAGTTAGTCCATCGCCTGTAAGTTATGAATCGTATGAACGATTAGGAAAACGGTGTAAAAAATCATACCGGCATCATAGACCATCTGGCCTTTGTGTATATACAAAAAAGAGGAAACAAAAACCACGTGTAACTAGAGAAGCACCATTGCAATTTGACCAACAAGATGATTTAGTTAAATCACCATCAGATAATTCTGTTTTATATCCTCCAGTATCACCAAATCCTCTTGAAACAACAATGGATAGTCCTGTTGAAAATAACTCTGTGTTGTATTCTCCTGTATCACCAAATCCTCTTGAAACAACCATGGATAGTCCTATTGAAAATAACTCTGCGATGTATTCTCCAGAATCAGATAACTCTCTCTTGTATTCTCCAGAATCATTTAAAAAAGATTCGGGGAGTCAATATGTAAATAATTCACAGGATTATTAATGGATATTCTCCACATTTCTTCATAAATGTTATCACAATGTTCAATCACGAGCTGGTCAGGGTCAGATTCGACGTAGGTGGGTACAGTATCGACAATAAAAATACGACCCGTGACAAAGTGCAAAGTCCAATTCCAATGTTTCGTCAAAGTTGGAAACATCAAGATTATTCAAAGTTGTCATATATATAGATACTATATTATTTTTTAAAATTATATAGTATGGAAAAAAACAATGTTGAACTTATTCAACGAAAAGAATATCAACCAACCACACAAGTATGTTCTGAAGAACAATATGAAAATGTAAAAAACAACTATATACGTTAGCAAATAATTATGTAAATGGTATCTATGATAAATTTAGTAGAACAATTCCAAATAGAAGACATAACAAATATCAACTACCTACGACAAGTCCAGACATTTATTATCGAAAATGTAGTATATTTGATCGATGTAAATCTGGAACAAGTTTAATTGAAGGTGGACGCAAGACAAAACGAAATAAAAAGTTACGTCGCACTCGTAAACACTAAATATTATTTGTTATAAAACTTAAAGATAACCTACTAGATATTGTAGGATGTACTATCTATACAACTGGACTATTGAAGTGACGAACGGCTACTTGCGATTCGTAGGCGATTTGGAAGATGGACGAGGATGGGAAACTAGTTCTGTGGAACGACTAGAGACCACACGCGGTGGTTATCGCGTTACAACACGAAACTCGGTTTATTTTTTGCCATGGTAAAGAAAAACTAAAGGACAAATTGTTTTTGGTGTGTAATTTGATTGCACAGCACATCCAATGAATTGTCTAGCCCTAACAGAAAAAATAAAAATACAATATATAGTGC